CTATGCTGTTTTCATATCTACGATAACCCAGTCTTTACCACGATCATCATTGTATCGGTCGGTCATTTTTCTGGATTTATGACCTAACAACTTTTGCGTATCCAGACCCTGTTCCCGATATAACCGTTCTGACAGAGATCGCTGCTCATGAAATGTGGGCGCAGTTCCTTGCTCCCATTTTATGCCACATTTTTCCCTGGCCTTTTTAAAAGCCGTTGTCAGAGTATTTGCAGAAACCTGGTCCCCTCTGTTTGCTTGAGAGGTTGTGTGACGGTAATGGACCAGATATTTACTAACAACAGCATCCCTGCACTGAGATATAACTTCACGAAGGGTAATATTCAGAGCATCGCATTTCAGGTTAAGCGGAATAGCAAGTTTTGAACCGGTTTTTTCCTGAGTAATGTGCAACATGTCGTCCCAGATATCAGAGAATTTCAAATTGCAGATATCGCCTAAACGTTGTCCAGTGACAAGAGCAAGTAGCATCCCGCATTTTAAATAGGGCTGCCGTCTGCTTACGCTGTCAAATATTGCCTGCCATTCGGGCAGTGATAATCTTTGGCGGTTTACTCGATTTCGCGGTTGTTTTGTTGCCTGCGCTGGGTTAAATCCTGGCGGAACATGTCCTGCGTGTTGTGCTTCTTTGAAGACGTCGATCAACACCATTCTCACGACTTGCGCCATCCTGTTATGACCTTCAGCCTTTACAGCATCAATTATTTCGGCAATATCAAGTGCGGTAATATCCTTGAGGTGTTGCATTCCACAATGCTCACGGAAAAGACGAATGGGTTTGCCTTTTTGCCGATAGGAGTTGGGTCTTAGTTCATTATGTTGCAGCCTGTCCTCCTGGATAGAAATATATTTATCAAGCCATTCTGTCACCGTAATGTCTGAGCGCCTGCCTTTCATTCTTTCTAGACGCTCATTGACGCTTAATATTTGTCGAGTACGTTGTTCAGCAATAATGGTATTTGCTTCAGTAGCAACTTGTTTTGCTTCATTCTCATCAGTTCCTAAGCTATGAAAACGACCGGATAGTGGATGTTTGTATTGCCAATATACCTTTCCGGTTCGCTTATCTAATTTGCAATATAAATTGGGTATAGAGATTTTGTGAGATCGGGGTCTAGCAGCCATCAGCGATTATCCGTTGGAGTTTTGGGTTTGCGTTTATTGGGAGTTGCGGTTCTGCAAGCGTTCCTACAAAACGGGAATTTCGGTCAATCATCCAGTAGCGACCAACTTTTATAGCGGGTGGGGCCATCATTTTCCCTTGCGCGTATTTTTTCAGAACTCGCTCACTTGGTGCTAAGTCCCCAAATTCTTCTTTAGCCCAGTCCTGTAAAGTGATTAGTCGAGACATTTGTCCTCCTCTTAGCTGCTGAGGGAGTTTGTGACCGATATATCTGACATGATATTAAGCTCATGGCAGGTACATCTCTTGACTGGTCATAGAGATATTTAATGCTGAGAAATGCAGTATTGAATTTATCAATTTTTCTATTTCCTGCGTATGGCACGTAACTTCTTAATGTGTTCTGCCGTTTCGATCTCTTCTGCTATCCGATCTGCATCAGCTTTATTCACAGGTTCAAAGTCATGATTAAAGCGGAACATGCTGGCGATACATGTTCTGCCTTTTCGGATGTAGTGAACTTTGTTGTGGGTAGAACGCAGGATTTTGCAGGGAGTGCCGTGGTGGTCGACGTACCAGGTGTTAGGAAAAATGATTCTGAACATTTTTACACCTCAGTTGGACGATGTTGAAATTTGCTGCTTTGAGGCCATCACAGTCCCCATTGTTTGTTCTTAAGTTCGATCTCCTCCTGGCAACTTGCACAAGTCCGACAACCCTGAACGGCCAGGCGTCTTCGTTCATCTATCGGATCGCCACACTCACAACAATGAGTGGCAGATATAGCCTGGTGGTTCAGGCGGCGCATTTTTATTGCTGTGTTGCGCTGTAATTCTTCAATTTCTGATGCTGAATCAATGATGTCTGCCATCTTTCATTAATCCCTGAATTGTTGGTTAATACGCTTGAGGGTGAATGCGAATAATAAAAAAGGAGCCTGTAGCTCCATGATGATTTTGTTTTTCATGTTCACCGTTCCTTAAAGACGCCGTTTAACATGCCGATCGCCAGGCTTAAATGAGTCGGTGTGAATCCCATCAGCGTTACCGTTTCGCGGTGCTTCTTCAGTACGCTACGGCAAATGTCATCGACGTTTTTATCCGGAAACTGCTGTCTGGCTTTTTTGATTTCATAATTAGCCTGACGGGCAATACTGCGAAGGGCGTTTTCCTGCTGAGGTGTCACTGAACAAGTCCCATGTCGGCAAGCATAAGCACACAGAATATGAAGCCCGCTGCCAGAAAAATGCATTCAGTGGTTGTCATACCTGGTCTCTCTCATCTGCTTCTGCTTTCGCCACCATCATTTCCAGCTTTTGTGAAAGGGATGTGGCTAACGTATGAAATTCTTCGTCTGTTTCTACTGGTATTGGCACAAACCTGACTCCAATTTGAGCGAGGCTATGTGCCATCTCGATACTCGTTCTTAACTCAACGGGAGATGCTTTGTGCATACAGCCCCTCGTTTATTATTTATCTCCTCAGCCAGCCGCTGGGCTTTCAGTGGATTTTGGATAACAGAAAGGCCGGGAAATACCCAGCCTCGCTTTGTAACGGAGTAGACGAAAGTGATCGCGCCTACCCGGATATTATCGTGAGGATGCGTCATCGCCATTGCTCCCCAAATACAAAACCAATTTCAGCCAGTGCCTCGTCCATTTTTTCGATGAACTCCGGCACCATCTCGTCAAAACCCGCCATGTACTTTTCATCCCGCTCAACCACGACATAATGCAGTCCTTCACGCTTCATACGCGGGTCATAGTTGGCAAAGTACCAGGCATCTTTTCGCGTCACCCACATGCTGTACTGCACCTGGGCCATGTAAGCCGACTTTATGGCCTCGAAACCACCGAGCCGGAACTTCATGAAATCTCGGGAGGTAAACGGGCATTTCAGCTCAAGGCCATTGCCGTCACTGCATAAACCATCGGGAGAGCAGGCGGTGCGCATACTTTCGTCGCGATAGATGATCGGGGATTCAGTAACATTCACGCCGGAAGTGAATTCAAACAGGGTTCTGGCGTCGTTCTCGTACTGTTTTCCCCAGGCCAGCGCCTTAGCATTAACTTCCGGAGCCACACCGGTGCAAACCTCAGCCAGCAGGGTGTGGAAGTAGGACATTTTCATGTCAGGCCACTTCTTTCCTGAGCGGGGCTTTGCTATCACGTTGTGAACTTCTGAAGCGGTGATGACGCCGAGCCGTAATTTGTGCCATGCATCATCCCCCTGTTCGACAGCTCTCACGTCGATCCCGGTACGCTGCAGGATAATGTCCGGTGTCATGCTGCCACCTTCTGCTCAGTGGCTTTCTGTTTCAGGAATCCAAGAGCTTTCACTGCTTCGGCTTGTGTCAGTTCTGACGATGCGCGAATGTCGCGGCGAAATATCTGGGAACAGAGCGGCAATAAGTCGTCATCCCATGTTTTATCCAGGGCGATCAGCAGAGTGTTAATCTCCTGCATGGTTTCATCGTTAACCGGAGTGATGTCGCGTTCCGGCTGACGTTCTGCAGTGTATGCAGTATTTTCGACAATGCGCTCGGCTTCATCCTTGTCATAGATACCAGCAAATCCGAAGGCCAGACGGGCACACTGAATCATGGCTTTATGCCGTAACATCCGTTTGGGATGCGACTGCCACGGTCCGGTGATTTCTCTGCCTTCGCGGGTTTTGAATGGTTCGCGGCGGCATTCATCCATCCACTCGGTAACGCAGATCGGATGATTACGGTCCTTGCGGTAAATCCGGCATGTACAGGATTCATTGTCCTGCTCAAAGTCCATGCCATCAAACTGCTGGTTTTCATTGATGATGCGGGACCAGCCATCAACGCCCACCACCGGAACGATGCCGTTCTGCTTATCAGGGAAGGCGTAAATTTCTTTCGTCCACGGATTAAGGCCGTACTGGTTGGCGACGATCAACAATGCGATGAACTGCGCATCGCTGGCATCACCTTTAAATGCCGTCTGGCGAAGAGTGGTGATCAGTTCCTGTGGGTCGACAGAATCCATGCCGACACGTTCAGCCAGCTTCCCAGCCAGCGTTGCGAGTGCTGTACTCATCCGTTTTATACCTCTGAATCAATATCAACCTGATGGTGAGCAATGGTTTCAACCATGTACCGGATGTGTTCTGCCATGCGCTCCTGAAACTCAACATCGTCATCAAATGCACGGGTAATGGCTTTTTTGCTGGCCCCGTGGCGTTGCAAATGATCGATGCAGAGTGATTCAAACAGGTGCTGTGGAAGACCTTTTTCCATGTCGTCTGCCAGTTCTGCCTCTTTCTCTTCACGGGCAATCTGCTGGTAGTGACGCGCCCAGCTCTGAGCCTCAAGACGATCCTGAATGTAATAAGCGTTCATGGCTGAACTCCTGAAAATGGCTGTGAAAATATCGCCCGCGAAATGCCAGGCTGATTAGGAAAACAGGAAAGGGGATTAGTGATTCAGGCCGTTGCCTCGTCCGTCGAGAAAAACTTCCACGAGCAAATCACGGGTATAAGTGCGCTCGATGCCGCGATGCAGATATAGCCGTCCGCGTAAATTAGCTGATGCTGTCCAGGTACCATCTTTGTGTTTGACCAGCATTCCTGGCATGACCGCACCGCGATTAACGGTCTGCGTTCCGTAATGTTGATGAACCATAAAAACTCCTGCCCGTAAGCTGGGCTGCTGAACATATAAAGACTTCTGCGCGTATTCAGGCGGTGGATGGCCGCCGGTTGTCATAACTAAGCCGCCTCGTTGAAGCGACTGAGGTATGAAATGTTGAGTTAATTTCAGCTGGTCACACCGACGTTCACGCGTCCGCTTCACCCCTCGCACTTCCCGGAGCCTGCTGAAATTCAAGCTACGGATCTAAGCGGTCATCGCAACGGTGAATCAGGTGGTTGCCGTATCGTTGTGTTGTTGCGATATGATGATAATAGCTATTGCTATTGGTGATATCAATACTTATTGCTATTGACTGATGTGTTTTGATATTAAATGTTTGATAGCAAAAAGAATTAATTTTGTGACTTGCATCGCATAGCGATAACTGAAGCAGGGGCATGGTGGTTTTTTGAACGGTGTGTGATGAGGGGAGGCAAAAGAAAACCCGGCACGACGGCCGGGGAGGGGGGTCATTTTAATCTATCAAGGAGTGACTCTCTTTCCTTCTTCTCTGATTCTCTTCGGTTTAATAACGCTTTAAACTCTTGAAGCTCAACCATTATTTTATGAACGAATACACTGGTATAGAGAGAAATAAAGAGTAATCCACCTGAAATTTTTAAGACCCTGAAGAGTAGGGCTTGATCATTTGTGCTTGCTATTAACCCCAAGATTACAAACAAAGTTGAAAATACATAGAAAGCTAATAATAAAACCAATTTCAGTCTCTTGGATTTGACTATTGGCACTAATCGCCTAACCTCACTAGGGGTTAAAGACGAGTGGTCATTGGCCTCATTTGCCTTAAAAATGGCTTGTATACAATATGATAATGGCAATTGCATGAGTCCAACCACAGCCCACGGAGCTGTTAGGACAACACCCGGTGTAATATAGCCCAATGCTGACTTGAACAAAAAGTAACCAGCAACATAGAAGACCAACATACCAATAAGGTGGATGATGTTCGATTTCATTATCGCCCTCCTTTTGGTAGGTTATTTTGCAACCAATTCTCCGGCATCAAGTTTTGAGAACAGCCACTTATGCATTTTTAAGAATAAATCATTTTCATCAATAATGCCATTGTTATGTTCAACGCTAATTTTTCCGGATAATTTTATCTCTTTTCCCGTTATTTCCCCACCGCCTTGAAGTTTGATGCTAATATCATCCTCATCTAGATGTCGTAGTGAGGTAGCAATACTGTCTATAACAGCTTGACCGCTATCATTTGTTTTTCTGAAGTATGTAATCTCGAGGCTTACTTGTAAATTGGCCTCATCTAATGAATCTTTAATGTTTATATCATTTGCCCAGTTATCGCCAAAAAATGCTTTTAGTAGCGCACCTCCTTTCCCTATTGGGCGGTATTTTATTGTCTTCACCGAACCATTTGAAAAGGAGGGTGTTTGGTTCTCTGAATTTTTAACTTCTGAAGTAATGGGTAATCCACCAATTTTTATGCTCTTGGCTGGTGCTTTCTCCATTTTTTTCATCGTTTCTTCGGATGGCTTATCTTGAAGCATTAACACAGATTCTTTTTCATCTGTGAATGTATTAATTAGCCAATTCAAATGCGCCTCAAGCTCCCTTGCTCGAAGCGATGTGGATTGAACGATCATGACATGGTTGTTTAGTACACCAAAATATAAAATTGAATCTACAAACTCTCTTTTTTTGTCACTACGTTTATCTCCATCAATAATTATATCATTAGACGTGATGGAGTTAATGTCATAAAATTTAACATTATCACTAAGCTCTAATAGAGACTGGCTTTTGTCTTTTTCAAATAAAACCAGTTGCCCAAAAAGTATAGTTTTGTATGTGTCGCTTTTATTTAAGAAACGATACCCCGAATTTTCATCTGAAGGTGTTATTTTTTCTTGTCTACTAAGTACTTTTTCTGCAACGCCGCCCTCACCTATAATACTAAGTAGTATGTTTTGTAATGATGATTTGCTGTGTGGGATTACTGCTTTTTTATAATGAACGACTTTTTGTCTGTTATCTTTCATTGCTATAGTCCAACTAGTATTGAATAAATAAACACAGTAAAGACATAAAAATTTCTTATAGCTACCGATAACGTAATCGGTAGCTATTACAAATCAACCAAAGGTAATTCTTTACATACTACCTACCCATGCTTCCTGTAGGTCTGCGGCATGCTCCCAATAACTTTCCCGAAGATAAACACCCGGTTCATCTCGTCTTTCTCGATAGGATCCCACGGTGAGTAGCTCTTGTTATCAGAGATAACCAGCAGTTTATCCTTCATCATTTGCAGGCGCTTTACATGGGCGGTGTCGTCGTACAGAAATGCATAGATACCATCACCGTCGAAAGATTTAACCGTGATATCAACGAACAGCAGATCACCTGGTTCGATCGTTCCTGACATGCTGTCACCACGCACGTTAATGATGCGGATATTTTCTGCCTTCCTGCCATCGAACATGTGACGAGCATCGTCAAACGAGTACTCAACCGAGCGTAGAACTTCTACAAACTCACGGTTGATGACTCCCGGCCCGGCACTGACTTCTATATCAAGAACGTCAATTTTGAAGTATTTGGAATGGCTGACAGCAGGCTTCCCTGATTGTTGACCGTCATTTCTCATCGGGCCTATGCCTGATGAGAGCCATTCTGTTCGAACACCCAATGCATTAGCTATTTCAACAATTTTTGTTGAGCCGCGCGCGTTGCCGCTTGTCAGTCTCCAGATTGTGGGTTGAGCTACGCCAGACGCCTTTGCAAGAGCGCCTTGAGACATTCCAGATTGTTCCATCGCTAGGTTTAAGCGATCAGCAAGAGTTTCTTTTTTCATAAGTTTTAATTTATACGCTTGCGTATTGATGGTCAAAACACGTTTTGCTATTGCTTGGATTAATACGCATTGCTATTATTCATTCATTGCAATACCAATAGGAATTGATAATGACAAATCAAACCATTCAACTCGCAATCAGTATTACAGGTAGTCAAAAGCGACTGGCAGATCTATGCGGTGTAGCCCAGCCCACTGTTTGGCGTTGGCTACACGGTGGCGGAATTGATGCCCGCTATGTAATGAAAATTGTCTCAGCCACTGGTGGAAAGATTAAACCAGCAGATATTCGTCCCGACCTCGCACCATTGTTTAACGCGAGTAATTCTGCCGCCTAATCTGCGGCGTTAACTGATAAGGCAATGACTATGCAACCACTTACATACCAACAGACTAGCGGATTTAGCCCGACTGCGGTGATAAATCGTTCTCAAACAAAACAAGCTCCAGGCCACGAAAAAATCCGTGATGCCGTCCGCGCCTGGTCGGCTGCAGATAATCAGGATGTTGTTGCCGCACTCATTGTGAATGAGTATCGGGAGCAGGGCGGCGGCACCATCGATTTCCCTGATGATGTCAGCCGTGCACGCCAGAAGCTGTTCCGCTTCCTCGATAACAAATTCGATTCTGAAAAATACCGAAATAACGTGCGTGAACTGACCCCGGCAATTCTGGCGGTACTACCGCTGGAATATCGCGGCCACCTGGTTGAGCAGGATAGCTTCATGGCTCGGCTGGCTGAAATGGAAAAGGAACTCAGTGAGGCAAAACAGGCTGTCATTCTCAACGCACCACGCCACCAGAAACTGAAGGAGATGAGTGAAGGCATTGTGTCGATGTTTCGTGTGGACCCGGATCTGGCTGGTCCACTGATGGCGATGGTCACCACCATGCTGGGGGCAATATGACAGGTTCGGAAATGGCGAAAGCCGGTCTGCGCGAACAGAACCGACTTTCAGGTGCAAATCGTAACACACTCATTGCGGGAGGAATTATGGCAAACACTGCTGAGATATTCAATTTTCCAGTGCCGGATGCGGCACAAAAGGAGCCGCGCGTGGCAGATCTCGATGATGGTTATACGCGCATTGCAAATGAGTTGCTGGAAGCTGTGATGCTGGCCGGATTAACACAGCACCAGCTTCTGGTCTTTCTGGCTGTCATGCGCAAAACATATGGCTTTAATAAAAAACTGGATTGGGTTAGCAACGAGCAACTTTCCGAATTAACCGGGATATTGCCGCACAAGTGTTCTGCTGCAAAAAGTGTTCTGGTAAAGCGTGGGATTCTTATTCAGAGCGGGCGGAATATCGGCATCAATAATGTGGTCAGTGAATGGTCAACATTACCCGAATCAGGTAAGAAAAATAAAGTTTACCTGAAAGAGGTAAATTTACCTGAATCAGGTAAGAAAAGTTTACCCAAATCAGGTAAAGGCACTTACCCGAATCAGGTAAACACAAAAGACAAACTAACAAAAGACAATATAAAACCTTTTTCGTCCGAGAATTCTGACGAATCCTCTGACCAGCCAGAAAATGCCCTTCCTGTGGTGAAACCGGATGCTGCGATTCAGAGCGGCAGCAAGTGGGGGACAGCAGAAGACCTGACTGCCGCAGAGTGGATGTTTGACATGGTGAAGACCATCGCGCCATCAGCCAGAAAACCGAATTTTGCAGGGTGGGCTAACGATATCCGCCTGATGCGTGAACGTGACGGACGTAACCACCGCGACATGTGCGTGCTGTTCCGCTGGGCCTGCCAGGACAACTTCTGGTCCGGTAACGTGCTGAGTCCGGCCAAACTACGCGACAAGTGGACCCAGCTCGAAATCAACCGTAACAAGCAACAGGCTGGCGTGACAGCCGGAAAACCAAAACTCGACCTGACGAACACTGACTGGATTTACGGGGTGGAGCTATGAAAAACATCGCCGCACAGATGGTTAATTTTGACCGTGAGCAGATGCGCCGGATCGCCAATAACATGCCGGAACAGTACGACGAAAAGCCGCAGGTACAGCAGGTAGCGCAGATTATCAATGGTGTGTTCAGCCAGTTACTGGCAACTTTCCCGGCGAGCCTGGCTAACCGGGACCAGAATGAACTGAACGAAATCCGCCGCCAGTGGGTTCTGGCTTTCCGGGAAAATGGGATCACCACGATGGAACAGGTTAACGCTGGAATGCGCGTAGCCCGTCGGCAGAATCGACCATTCCTGCCATCACCCGGGCAGTTTGTCGCCTGGTGCCGGGAAGAAGCATCCGTTAACGCCGGGCTGCCAAACGTCAGCGAGCTGGTTGATATGGTCTATGAGTATTGTCGGAAGCGTGGCCTGTATCCAGATGCAGAGTCTTATCCATGGAAATCAAACGCGCACTACTGGCTGGTTACCAACCTGTACCAGAACATGCGGGCCAATGCGTTGACTGACGCGGAATTACGGCGCATGGCTGCCGATGAACTGTCCTGTATGACCGCGCGAATTAACCGTGGTGAAGCGATCCCTGAACCGGTGAAACAACTTCCTGTCATGGGCGGCAGGCCGCTTAATCGTGTTCAGAGCTTGGAAAAAATTAAACAATTGCGTGCTAAACATGGATTATGTAGAGGGAAAAGGTTTAGTGGATGAAAGTAATGAGGTGATTTCCTTCTCTCCCACACTTCAAAAGATAGAGTTTATTATTTGAATTTACTATAATTTACTGATAAAACAAAAGAATTGTAGAGCAATTTTCATTTGAGGATGAAGTAAATGTGTGAAACCTATATTTTTAGGTTCCGTGACCTAGGAAAAAGTGAAGGATTTACCATCGAGCAACACAATAACATTGCTCGCCAAGAAGGGAATGTTTGGTGGGGGTGGTGGGCTAAATCTGGTGAGCGTTTCCCATCACTGGAACTAAAAAATGCGGCAGAAAAAAATAAACAAATATATTTTTTTGATTCAGGGCGGCTTAAATTTTATACCGCTGTATTAAAGGATACTTGCTCGTCAGCTTTAGGGGATATAAAAAAGCAATCTCCTAAGGATGGTCGCAGAACCCCAGCATATTATAATGAGAATGAGTTGCTGGGATGGTTAAATGTTTCTGAGATTATAGAAATTGATGCTTGTGATATCCTCAAAAAATTCACATATATTCCATTGGATGCATTGTTTGCAGGTAATAAAGATTTAGATGAGCAACTTTTCAACAAAATTGTCTTTTCTTCAGCTGAATTAAAAAAACAAGATAGAACTATTTGGAAGATTAGACCTGCAAATGATAAAGATTTACAGCATGAGTCATTAGCATCTCATTATGTTCCTTATAATTTCAGTCGGAAGTATAGCCAAAAAAAAGGGGAGTTTATAATTTGGCTTTCGGATATTCATTTTGATGGCGGAAATGGGAAACATGCATTTCCGACACAAGATAATGATCAGCTAAAATGTTTATCCTCTCGAGTGGTGGAGTTGGCTGGAAAATATAATAATGGGAGTAAATGTGCTGGGTTGGCTATTTCAGGTGATTTGACGTGGCAGTCACAGAAAGAGGGATTCGAGCAAGCTTTGAATTTTATCAAAGATGTTAGTTCTTCTCTTAGTCTGACAACGGATGATATAATTATTTGTCCTGGGAATCACGATGTAGGTCTGGTTTCTAAAGATGAGTACTTTAAAATCGTTGGTAAGCCTGTAACGGATAAACCATGGAAAATTCTGGCGGAAAACTACCATAGCGAAAGTAAACTTAATTATATAAAATTTTATCGAGATTTTTTTCAAAGGGAACCTGAAGAAAATTTATCACAAGGAAGGAAATTTTTACTAGGTGGCCATAAAGTTGTTGAAATAGCCGCATTGAACTCATGCGTATTACAACAAGTAAAAGATTCATTTTTGGGCATGGGATTTGTCGGTGAGCAACAACTCAGTGATGTTGCAAAATCTATGGGGTGGATGAATGATAGCGGAGGAGATATACTCAAAAAGAAAGGTGTTATAAGAATTGCTATGCTTCACCATCACCTAACTTCTATTAATGAAGTTGAAGATGCCTATCTTGATTCAAGATATAGTGTAACATTAGATGCAGAGCGATTATTACGTTGGGTAGTAAGGCATAAAGTTGATTATATTCTGCATGGTCATATGCACAGAAGTAGTTTTATTACAATAACAAAAAAACTATCTCCGTTAGAACCAGTGACGGATTCAAATCCTGAACATACATTCCAAATTGTTTCTTTGGGAAGTTCAGGAGTTGTTAGTTCGGAATTGCCAAGTCAGGATTGTGCTAACTATGCATGCGTACTGGATTTTTCTGGCGAAAAGCTAACTTTTAATTTTTTCAAGCTTGATAAACAGAGCGGAGAAAAAGTGGCGGCTACTTATATTGTTGAAGGTTTATTATGAAATTACTTATTACTGATTTGGATAATACACTGTACGATTGGGTGAGTTTTTACTCCCAGTCATTTAGTGCCATGGCAGAGCAATTATCTAAGGATATTGATGTGCCTTTGGATACGCTCCTGTCAGAATATAAAACAATTCATCAGAAGTTTGGTAACTCAGAAAAACCATTTGCTACTTTAGAGCTACCATCTGTGATATCTTACTTTGGAACTAATGATAAAACGATTTTGCAGGAAAAACTTACTAATGTTTTTCAGGCGTTTAGCACAAAACGTAACCAGACATTAATGTTGTATCCTACTGTAAAAGAAACGCTGGAATTATTGAAGAAACGGGGGGTAAAAATTGTAGGGCATACTGAAGCTTTGGAGTTTAATTCTTTATATCGTCTGAATAAGCTTGGTATAATTGATTTTTTTGATCATCTTTATACATTAGAAGATATTCATAATATCCACCCGAATCCCAAAAATGCAAAAAAAATACCTGTGAAGGATGACTTTGTAATTAGATTGTCCTGCGCTGAGTCAAAGCCAAACCCTAAATTGCTTGAGCACATATGTTCTTTTGAAGGAGTTAGTGTTGAAGATGCGGTATACATTGGCGATTCTATAACTAAAGATATGTCCATGGCTAAAGCTGTGGGGGTTACTGCTGTTTGGGCTAATTATGGGCGACAGTTTTCACCTGAATTGTGGAAAGTTTTAGTGAAAATCACACACTGGAAAGATGCAGATGTGGAGAGGGAGGAACAACTTAGAAAAGCATTCTCCAATGTTAGACCTGATTATGTTGTTAATAGTTTTTCAGAGCTGCTGAATTTGAAATGAGCATGTGCAGGCTCCAAATTTTTAATGATTTGGAGTTCTTTATGGGGTTATTTTTTAATTTGGTGATTTTTCCCAATATTGAGATGTTGTTGAACTCGTGAGTTATATTTAACGTATTTGATGTTAATGAAATAATAATATCACAATGCAAGCTCCCTGCATTTTCTTGTAGGGGGCATGCTATTTAGAATAAGCTTATGGTCAAGATTAAATTATGAACTGCTATTTTGATGGGCTGTTTATTATATTGGGGTTGTTTTCTTTTTGAGTTTTTATGGTTGAGATGAACGTTTGTTAAATGTTTTAACACCCTTTGTTACAACATTCATCATTTTTACTGTTTGCTAACATGATGTTAGACTGAAATTATTAATTTGTGAAACTAATCATCTAATTTAACAATACAAAATTGAGATCCAATAATCAAAATGCCATAATAATGTCATCGGAGCCTGAACAACTCCGGTGACTTCTGCGCTAAACGGGGACGTTTATGCGCACATACAATCCAAACTCTCTTCTCCATTCACAGATGCAGAAATGCACCTGCGTTTTTTTGCATCCAGCGTCTGACCTCTGTGGAGGTGAAGCGTGAACCTACCACAAGATGGCATCAAACTGCATCGCGGTAACTTCACCGCTATCGGTCAGCAGATCCAGCCTTATCTGGAGGACGGCAAATGCTTTCGCATGGTGCTTAAACCGTGGCGTGAGAAACGCAGTCTTTCCCAGAATGCACTCAGCCACATGTGGTACAGCGAAATCAGTGAATACCTCATCAGCAGGGGTAAAACGTTCGCCACTCCAGCTTGGGTAAAAGATGCTCTCAAACACACATATCTCGGTTATGAAACCAAAGACCTGGTTGATGTCGTAACCGGTGATATCACCACTATCCAGTCGTTACGCCATACCTCCGATCTTGATACCGGAGAGATGTATGTCTTCCTGTGTAAGGTTGAAGCCTGGGCGATGAATATTGGCTGCCACCTGACTATTCCGCAGAGCTGCGAGTTCCAGCAGCTCCGCGACAAACAGGAGGCGTAATGGCTACACCGCTTATTCGTGTCATGAACGGGCACATTTACAGAGTACCAAATCGTCGTAAGCGTAAACCTGAGCTGAAGCCTTCCGAAATACCAACACTGCTCGGATATACCGCCAGCCTGGTTGATAAAAAATGGTTGCGACTGGCAGCAAGGAGGAATCATGGCTGATTTGAGAAAAGCAGCGCGTGGTCGGGAATGCCAGGTAAGAATCCCTGGCGTATGTAATGGCAACCCTGAAACGTCTGTACTGGCACATATCCGGCTGGCTGGATTGTGCGGCACCGGTATTAAACCGCCAGACCTTATTGCCACCATTGCCTGTTCTGCCTGTCACGACGAAATCGACCGCCGCACGCATTTTGTCGATGCTGAGTACGCAAAAGAATGCGCGCTGGAAGGTATGGCGAGAACGCAGGTTATCTGGCTGAAAGAGGGGGTAATCAAGGCGTGAATACTTACCACATCACACTACCCTGGCCGCCGAGCAATAACCGCTACTACAGGCATAATCGCGGGCGCACGCACATCAGCGCAGAAGGGCAGGCATACCGTGATAACGTCGCCCGAATCATTAAAGGCTCAATGCTGGATATCGGTCTGGCTATGCCTGTGAAAATCCGCATTGAGTGCCACATGCCGGATCGCCGTGACCTGGATAATCTGCAAAAAGCCGCTTTTGACGCACTCACTAAAGCAGGTTTCTGGCTGGATGATGAGCTGGTCGTTGATTACCGCGTTGTGAAGATGCCTGTTACCAAAGGTGGGAAGCTGGAACTGACCATCACTGAACTGGGGAATGAATGATGTTTGAGTCTTATATGGCAGAGCGTCTTCGCCGCCGCTGGGTGCGCCTGCGCTTATATCGTTTTCCTGGTTCTGTTTTGACCGATTACCGGATACTGAAGAATTACGCCAAAACACTGAAAGGAGCTGCCGCATGAATACCCAATATTTACAGTATGTCCGCGAGCAACTCATTGTGGCTACCGCTGATTTGAGCGGAGCAACGAAAGGACAGCTTGAAGCCTGGCTGGAGCATGCACAATTTGATACTGGTACATACAAACGAAAGAAGCTGCGCATTCTGGATGAGGTAACTGGCAGGATGATTACGCTGGATAATCCGCCGATTTCCGGTAAGCAGTCGTACGCAAAAGGTTCATCCATTGCACTGGTAAGCCAGGTTGAGTTCTCAACCTCGTCATGGCGCCGCGCGGTTCTGTCTCTCGAAGAACATCAGAAAGCGTGGTTGCTGTGGAGTTACAGCGAAAGTGTTCGCTGGGAACATCAGGTCACCATAACGCAGTGGGCATGGAGCGAGTTTAAGACTCTGTTGGGTACCAGAAAAATTGCAGGTAAGACACTGGAACGTTTGAAGAAGTTGATCTGGCTGGCGGCACAGGATGTGAAGAACGAGCTGGCAGGGCGTAAGACCTATGAATACCAGGAGCTGGCATCACTGGTGGGAGTGACATCAAAAAACTGGTCTGAGACATTTACTGAACGCTGGGTTGCAATGAAGCACATTTTTCTACAGCTTGATAGCGAAGCTTTATTGCTTGTAACGAGAACACGTTCAAAACAAAAGACGACATTTTCACAGCAAAGTATTGCAAAACTGGATTGAAAGGCATATATTCCGTGTAAATCTGATATTTTGCCAATGTTGTATGTGCAACTGTTCGTAGGTGTCGTAAGGGTTGACTATCCAATTTCCAGGATATAGATTTTTCTGCAATAAAGGTTTTGGGAATGAAGGGGCGGCTCCCAAAAGATAACCGCCAAGTTGGTAACTTCGACTCGATAATTGGTCTGGGACTCCAACCGTGTCGGCTGAGAGGTCGACGTCTATTTCTTTTGGGGAAGTGGATACTTTAAGCTAACATTTTGAGTTTCTATATCTCGTGGCCCTCGAGTTTTATCATAAAAATACCAGATATTAAATTTTCTCTCAGTGTGCCATGTATCATATTGCAAATGATCCCAGCCTAAATATGAAGCAACATAGTTTGATACTCTTATTTTGGCTTCAGATGAAGCTTTTCCTTGATATGCGCACATAACCGCACCTAAGAAAAAATCGGCTAGCTGAATGTTTTCAGATGCTTTAGAGTCTTTTGTCACTACACTGCTGATTATCCCTTTACGACCAAATTTTCTATTCAATATGTTATTGGCAATAACATTTAGTTCTTCATCGGCCTTTTTATAACGAGATGCGATAGGATCAACTTCAATCCTGAAGTAACTGTCTCTTTCAGGGTGTGCAGAAATTACAGAGCTAATTTTTGTGGTAATGAGATTTGTGAAGTGCTTTCTCCTTGCCAGGTCATAATCCCCATTATGAAATGTCTTGTTTACTATTGATTTTTCAACCACGATACAATGAAAAGCTAGCCAAGGAACTCTAAAGAATAAGTCGATCAGCTCAAGATAAAATTCAGAGTATCTTTTTGAATGGGCTTTTTGCCATTTTATTTCTTCAAAAAAACCATGTTTGCTACGTAGTTCTCTGATTAGTTGACAGAAATCCCCACGGCGTTGGTACTTCATCCACAGACTGCCAAAGCCGTAGAAACGTTGCCCATCAATGCCAGATTCATCGCAAGCAATATGCCAAATTAACTTACCAATGTTATCTTTTTCTGTCATCTGCTGGTAATGCTCTTAGTCCTTAAAGCATGGTATTTAACCACACATGTAACTCATTGATAAAGATCGTTTTATGCAAGTTGCATGGATCGGCTTTTGAAGGCCATTCGCTTAGTTATAAGATTTTTTAGTTATTTTGAGTTGACTGTTTATAACAATATTTCCCATGTAAGTTTTTAATCATTAGCGTCCCGGCCTTTCGTCGGCGGCGAAACATTGGCTATTCATATGCACGAAAAAGAGAGCCTTGCCGGAGCGTTCTGGCTCGTTTTGCTGATCATCGCAGGTTGGGGCGGTCTGGTCCGCTATCTGATAGATGTGAAGCAAAGTAAAGCAACGTGGAGCTGGATAAATGCTCTGGCTCAGATAGTGGTATCGGGATTCACCGGTGTTATTGGTGGCCTGATCAGTATCGAAAGTGGATTCAGTATTTACATGATTCTCGCGACAGCGGGGATTAGTGGTGCGATGGGCTCGGTTGCACTGACGTACTTCTGGGAACGACTGACAGGGGTGAAAAATGCAAAATCTTAATCCTCAGCGTAAAGCTTTCCTCGATATGTTGGCGTGGTCAGAAGGAACGGATAACGGGCGACAACCGACACGTAACCGCGGTTATGACGTTATTGTCGGTGGCGAACTCTTCACTGATTACTCCGATCACCCTCGAAAACTTGTCACGCTAAACCCGAAACTCAAATCAACAGCCGCAGGCCGTTATCAACTTCTTTCACGCTGGTGGGATGCTTACCGCAAGCAGTTAGGGCTGACAGACTTCTCTCCTAAAAGCCAGGATGCTGTTGCATTGCAGCAGATTAAGGAGCGTGGTGCTTTACTAATGATTGATCGCGGTGACATCCGTCAGGCAATCGACTGTTGCAGCAATATCTGGGCTTCGTTACCCGGAGCAGGTTACGGTCAGTATGAACATAAAATCGGTGACCTGATTTCCCGATTTAAAGAGGCTGGTGGGGTGGTAAATGAAGTTGAGCTATAAGCTGGTTATCGCTGCTTTTCTCGTTACTGTCATCGGTTCTTTCATCTGGTCTGCCAACCACTACTACAGCAAATATCAGCACGAAAAGAAACGTGCTGATGAGGCTGTACAAAATGCCAAATCGGCAACTGTCATTACCAATAACGTCCTGCAATCACTGCAAATCGTCAATACAGTTCTGGAGGCTAGCCAGCATGCAAAACAGCAGATTGCACTGGAGTCACAGAGAACCCAGACAGATATCAAAACGGCTGTTGCGAATGATGATTGCGCTGCCCGTCCTGTTCCTGCTCGTGCAGCTGAACGGCTGCGCCGGTACGCGGACAGTTTACGTACCAGTTCCAGCGGTACCGCTACCGGCGAATCTGACCACTGAGACCCCACAACCAGTTATTCCTGATCCGCTGACCTATGGGGGCAGTCTGGATTTGAATGTCAGTCTGCTTTCCGCGCTGGCGACCTGTAACCGAGATAAAGCTGATATTCGAAAAATTGAAGCAGAGAGGATCAAGCTATGAAGCAGTAAAGCGGACGGACCGTGGCAAGTGGCGCCAATGCAGCAGTCATGATGCTGCCCCGAATACCCAAAGTTGCGGGTAGCCAGTCTCAGGTAAAAAGCTGAGGGCGTACTGGTGAGGGGTAACGGGAAGAAGCGCACCGGTACTCCAGGCTGGTCGCCAGTCAGCTTCCGGTTAGTGGTGAGGGATTCACGAGATACCCCTGACACATGGCCTCAAGGGAATGAGCGCAGCTACTGCGAGAGTGTGGTTGGCATTCACTTAGTGCTTGCGATAATGCTTTTAGTTACAATCACTTCATCGATAAATGAGGTGAAGATGAACGCAGATTATATAGCTTACGAATCATTGGTTGCCACTAGAAATACAGCAGAATGGGCTTTTTGGTCAATGGTAGGAACGTGGTTTTCAGGCATTGCAACCTTTATGGCAGTATGCCTGACTTTATATATTTCTAACCGTCGACCTCGACCGAAGTTAAGAGGAACAGTATCGCTTGGGGGCATCACAGGCCAAAATGTGAGCACGTTTGGAGTTACGATCAACATTGCAAATGTTGGCATTCAAACCGCAACTATAACTTCAGTAACATGGACGTTCGGTACAAAAAACTCACTACTTCAGATTCTGGGGGGTGGGTTTGGTGACGATTTACCAAAAAAAATTGAGCATGGCGAATATGCATTTTTCTTTATTCAAAATGATACTAATGGCGACTGGGCCAGAGATATGAAAAATAAGATATGGGAACAGGGCGGCAACGTTCGCAAATTAATGTTGCTTGTGCACCTTGCTACCGGCGATACGATGAAAATTAAGCCAGCCAAAAATGTAATAAAAATGATCGAAAAATCATAACATCCACAGGTGTATCACCATAGACAGCCTCCATTCTAATCTCACCATCACAGGATCTCGTAGAGTGTCTGTGATGGTGCTATATCCTGTAAAGTAAAGGGAGACCAATGATGACATCTTTAACCGTTGCGGTATTAGCTTTAATAGTTGCAATCTGGCATGAGATAAACCGATTTCCAGCAACCGGGAAGAGCTTACTGTCTTTACAGCAAGAAGTTAGGGAGCTGAGGGATGAAAATGAAAGATTAGCCTCTGAAGTAGATTCTTTAAAGGATGAGTTACTTGAAATTTCAAATCAGATAGATCGAATTAAAGACCCTGAATATTATGCATTGCTTGATGCAGGAGATGGAGTGGGTCTTTATGAAATAGAAAAGTCAAGAGGTCAAATTTAATAACCGCCTTTTTGGCGGTTTATTATTCCGTCATCATGGGCAGGCCCATCGTAACTGCAGTATCTTATATACACCAATGACATCTCTGGATGGTTGGCAGTCCTGTTAGTTGGCCTGCGGTGGACTCGGCCTCGTCAAGCGTAAGAACACATACTTTTTGGTATCGGCCAGTAGTAAAGCCGGCGTGATTTTTTGGGCTGATTAACGGGTTGATTGATTTGCATGAGGCTCGATGAATCCGCGTAAATCTGGCATCATTTTTTCTGCCTTTCCCGCTGGCCGACTTAAGCAGATTAATAACGAATCCATCGGAATGGGTTGCTAGCCAACTCTTGTACATCGCTTCGCTATCAACATCCTGTATTTCACTGCTGAAAATAGTAATGCCCATATTTTTTCCGTATATGACTAACTGATATGAATATGTATCAGGACTATTTTATGGCAAAACCAGAGTAGAAGGCCATTGGGGTCCGGAGTGTTGATGTGAACAAATTAACCCCCCCCTTTAAGTGTAATTGATATGTATTATCATTTTCGGGTCCTTTCCGGCGATCCAGAACGTTACGGGGCGGAAGGCGCGCGGGTTTTCGCTATTTATGAAAATTTTCCGGTTTAAGGCGTTTCCGTTCTTCTTCGCCGTAACCTAATGTTTTTATTTAAAACCCCCCCTGAAAAGAAAGGAAACGACAGGTGCTGAAAACGGGCTTTTTAGCCTCTGTCGTTTCCTTTCTCTGTTTTTGTCCGTGGAATGAACAATGGAAGTCAACAAAAAGCAGCTGGCTGACATTTTCGGTGCGAGTATCCGTACCATTCAGAACTGGCAGGAGCAGGGAATGCCCGTTCTGCGAGGTGGTGGGAAGGGTAATGAGGTGCTTTATGACTCTGCCGCCGCCATAAAATGGTATGCCGAAAGGGATGCTGAAATTGAGAACGAAAAGCTGCGCCGGGAAGTTGAAGAACTGCGGCAGGCCAGCGAGACAGATCTCCAGCCAGGGACTATTGAGTACGAACGCCATCGACTTACGCGTGCGCAGGCCGACGCACAGGAGCTGAAAAATGCCAGAGACTCCGCTGAAGTGGTGGAAACCGCATTCTGTACTTTCGTGCTGTCGCGGATCGCAGGTGAAATTGCCAGTATTCTCGACGGGATCCCCCTGTCGGTGCAGCGGCGTTTTCCGGAACTGGAAAACCGACATGTTGATTTCCTGAAACGGGATATCATCAAAGCCATGAACAAAGCAGCCGCGCTGGATGAACTGATACCGGGGTTGCTGAGTGAATATATCGAACAGTCAGGTTAACAGGCTGCGGCATTTTGTCCGCGCCGGGCTTCGCTCACTGTTCAGGCCGGAGCCACAGACCGCCGTTGAATGGGCGGATGCTAATTACTATCTCCCGAAAGAATCCGCATACCAGGAAGGGCGCTGGGAAACACTGCCCTTTCAGCGGGCCATCATGAATGCGATGGGCAGCGACTACATCCGCGAGGTAAATGTGGTGAAGTCTGCCCGTGTCGGTTATTCCAAAATGCTGTTGGGTGTTTATGCCTACTTCATAGAGCATAAGCAGCGCAACACCCTTATCTGGTTGCCGACGGATGGTGATGCCGAGAACTTTATGAAAACCCACGTCGAGCCGACCATCCGTGATATTCCGTCGCTGCTGGCGCTGGCCCCGTGGTATGGCAAAAAGCACCGGGATAACACGCTCACCATGAAGCGTTTCACCAATGGTCGTGGCTTCTGGTGCCTGGGCGGTAAAGCGGCAAAAAACTACCGTGAAAAGTCAGTGGATGTGGCGGGTTATGATGAACTTGCTGCCTTTGATGATGATATTGAACAGGAAGGCTCTCCGACGTTCCTGGGTGACAAGCGTATTGAAGGCTCGGTCTGGCCAAAGTCCATCCGTGGCTCCACGCCCAAAGTGAGAGGCACCTGTCAGATTGAGCGTGCAGCCAGTGAATCCCCGCATTTTATGCGTTTTCATGTTGCCTGCCCGCACTGCGGGGAGGAGCAGTACCTTAAATTTGGCGATAAAGAGACGCCGTTTGGCCTCAAATGGACGCCGGATGATCCCTCCAGCGTGTTTTATCTCTGCGAACATAATGCCTGCGTCATCCGCCAGCAGGATCTGGACTTCACTGATGCCCGTTATATCTGCGAAAAGACCGGGATCTGGACCCGTGATGGCATTCTCTGGTTTTCGTCATCCGGTGAAGAGATTGAGCCGCCGGACAGCGTGACCTTTCACATCTGGACGGCGTACAGCCCGTTCACCACCTGGGTGCAGATTGTCAAAGACTGGATGAAAACGAAAGGGGATACGGGAAAACGTAAAACCTTCGTGAACACCACGCTCGGTGAGACATGGGAAGCGAAAATCGGTGAACGTCCGGATGCTGAAGTGATGGCAGAGCGGAAAGAGCATTATTCAGCGCCCGTTCCTGACCGTGTGGCTTACCTGACTGCCGGTATCGACTCCCAGCTGGATCGCTACGAAATGCGCGTATGGGGATGGGGGCCGGGTGAGGAAAGCTGGCTAATTGACCGGCAGATTATTATGGGCCGCCACGATGATGAACAGACGCTGCTGCGTGTGGATGAGGCCATCAATAAAACCTATATCCGCCGGAATGGTGCAGAAATGTCGGTATCCCGTATCTGCTGGGATACTGGCGGGATTGACCCGACCATTGTGTATGAACGCTCGAAAAAACATGGGCTGTTCCGGGTGATCCCCATTAAAGGGGCATCCGTCTACGGAAAGCCGGTGGCCAGCATGCCACGTAAGCGAAACAAAAACGGGGTTTACCTTACCGAAATCGGTACGGATACCGCGAAAGAGCAGATTTATAACCGCTTCACACTGACGCCGGAAGGGGATGAACCGCTTCCCGGTGCCGTTCACTTCCCGAATAACCCGGATATTTTTGATCTGACCGAAGCGCAGCAACTGACTGCTGAAGAGCAGGTCGAAAAATGGGTGGATGGCAGGAAAAAAATACTGTGGGACAGCAAAAAGCGACGCAATGAGGCACTCGACTGCTTCGTTTATGCGCTGGCGGCGCTGCGCATCAGTATTTCCCGCTGGCAGCTGGATCTCAGTGCACTGCTGGCGAGCCTGCAGGAAGAGGATGGTGCAGCAACCAACAAGAAAACACTGGCAGATTACGCCCGTGCCTTATCCGGAGAGGATGAATGACGCGACAGGAAGAACTTGCCGCTGCCCGTACGGCACTGCATGACCTGATGACAGGTAAACGGGTGGCAACAGTACAGAAAGACGGACGGCGAGTGGAGTTTACGGCCACTTCCGTGTCTGACCTGAAAAAATACATTGCGGAGCTGGAAGTGCAGACCGGCATGACACAGCGACGCAGGGGACCTGCAGGATTTTATGTATGAAAACGCCCACCATTCCCACCCTTCTGGGGCCGGACGGCATGACATCGCTGCGTGAATATGCCGGTTATCATGGCGGTGGCAGCGGATTTGGTGGGCAGTTGCGGGCGTGGAATCCACCGAGTGAAAGTGTGGATGCAGCCCTGCTGCCCAACTTTACCCGTGGCAATGCCCGCGCAGACGATCTGGTACGCAATAACGGCTATGCTGCCAACGCCATCCAGCTGCATCAGGATCATATCGTCGGGTCTTTTTTCCGGCTCAGTCATCGCCCAAGCTGGCGCTATCTGGGCATCGGGGAGGAAGAAGCCCGTGCCTTTTCCCGCGAGGTTGAAGCGGCATGGAAAGAGTTTGCCGAGGATGACTGCTGCTGCATTGACGTTGAGCGAAAACGCACGTTTACCATGATGATTCGGGAAGGTGTGGCCATGCACGCCTTTAACGGTGAACTGTTCGTTCAGGCCACCTGGGATACCAGTTCGTCGCGGCTTTTCCGGACACAGTTCCGGATGGTCAGCCCGAAGCGCATCAGCAACCCGAACAATACCGGCGATAGCCGGAACTGCCGTGCCGGTGTGCAGATTAATGACAGCGGTGCTGCGCTGGGATATTACGTCAGCGAGGACGGGTATCCTGGCTGGATGCCGCAGAAATGGACATGGATACCCCGTGTGTTACCCGGCGGGCGCGCCTCGTTCATTCACGTTTTTGAACCCGTGGAGGACGGGCAGACTCGCGGTGCAAATGTGTTTTACAGCGTGATGGAGCAGATGAAGATGCTCGACACGCTGCAGAACACGCAGCTGCAGAGCGCCATTGTGAAGGCGATGTATGCCGCCACCATTGAGAGTGAGCTGGATACGCAGTCAGCGATGGATTTTATTCTGGGCGCGAACAGTCAGGAGCAGCGAGAAAGGCTGACGGGCTGGATTGGTGAAATTGCCGCGTATTACGCCGCAGCGCCGGTCCGGCTGGGAGGCGCAAAAGTGCCACACCTGATGCCAGGTGACTCACTGAACCTGCAGACGGCTCAGGACACGGATAACGGCTACTCCGTGTTTGAGCAGTCACTGCTGCGGTATATCGCTGCCGGGCTGGGTGTCTCGTATGAGCAGCTTTCCCGGAATTACGCCCAGATGAGCTACTCCACGGCACGGGCCAGTGCGAACGAGTCGTGGGCGTACTTTATGGGGCGGCGAAAATTCGTCGCATCCCGTCAGGCGAGCCAGATGTTTCTGTGCTGGCTGGAAGAGGCCATCGTTCGCCGCGTGGTGACGTTACCTTCAAAAGCGCGCTTCAGTTTTCAGGAAGCCCGAAGTGCCTGGGGGAACTGTGACTGGATAGGCTCCGGTCGTATGGCCATCGATGGTCTGAAAGAAGTACAGGAAGCGGTGATGCTGATAGAAGCCGGGCTGAGTACCTACGAGAAAGAGTGTGCAAAACGCGGCGATGACTATCAGGAAATTTTTGCCCAGCAGGTCCGTGAAACGATGGAGCGCCGCGCGGCTGGTCTTAAACCGCCCGCCTGGGCGGCTGCGGCATTTGAATCCGGACTGCGACAATCAACAGAGGAGGAGAAGAGTGACAGCAGAGCTGCGTAATCTCCCGCATATTGCCAGCATGGCTTTTAATGAGCCGCTGATGCTTGAACCCGCCTATGCGCGGGTTTTCTTTTGTGCGCTTGCAGGCCAGCTTGGGATCAGCCGCCTGACGGATGCAGTATCCGGCGACAGCCTGACTGCCCCGGAGGCACCCGCGACGCTGGCGTTATCCGGTGATGATGACGGACCACGACAGGCCCGCAGTTATCAGGTCATGAACGGGATCGCCGTGCTGCCGGTTTCCGGCACGCTGGTCAGCCGGACGCGGGCGCTGCAGCCGTATTCGGGGATGACCGGTTACAACGGCATTATCGCCCGTCTGCAACAGGCTGCCAGCGATCCGATGGTGGACGGCATTCTGCTCGATATGGACACGCCAGGCGGAATGGTGGCGGGAGCATTTGACTGCGCTGACATCATCGCCCGTGTGCGTGACATAAAACCGGTATGGGCGCTGGCCAACGACATGAACTGCAGTGCAGGTCAGCTGCTTGCCAGCGCCGCTTCCCGGCGTCTGGTCACGCAGACCGCCCGGACAGGCTCCATCGGCGTCATGATGGCTCACAGTAATTACGGTGCTGCGCTGGAGAAACAGGGTGTGGAAATCACGCTGATTTACAGCGGCAGCCATAAGGTGGATGGCAACCCCTACAGCCATCTTCCGGATGACGTCCGGGAGACACTGCAGTCCCGGATGGATGCAACCCGTCAGATGTTTGCGCAGAAGGTGTCGGCATATACCGGTCTGTCCGTGCAGGCCGTGCTGGATACCGAGGCTGCAGTGTACAGCGGTCAGGAGGCCATTGATGCCGGACTGGCTGATGAACTTGTTAACAGCACCGATGCGATCACCGTTATGCGTGATGCACTGGATGCACGTAAATCCCGACTCTCAGGAGGGCGAATGACCAAAGAGACTCAATCAACAACTGTTTCAGCCACTGCTTCGCAGGCTGACGTTACTGACGTGGTGCCAGCGACGGAGGGCGAAAACGCCAGCGCGGCGCAACCGGACGTGAACGCGCAGATCACCGCAGCGGTTGCGGCAGAAAACAGCCGCATTATGGGGATCCTCAACTGTGAGGTGGCTCACGGACGCGAAGAACAGGCACGCGTGCTGGCAGAAACCCCCGGTATGACCGTGGAAACGGCCCGCCGCATTCTGGCCGCAGCACCACAGAGTGCACAGGCGCGCAGTGATACTGCGCTGGATCGTCTGATGCAGGGTGCACCGGCACCGCTGGCTGCAGGTAACCTGGCATCTGATACCAATAAAGAATTAATTAATACACCTGAAGCTTTACCGGTATAAGAGGCAGTTATGGCGACAAAAGAAGAGTTTAACCATTACCAGCCGCTGGGTAACAGTGATCCGGCTCATACAGCAATTGCGCCTGGCGGATTGAGTGCGAAAACGCCTGCAATGACCCCGCTGATGCTGGATGGCACTACCCGTAAGCTGGTTGTGTGGGATGGCACAACCGACGGTGCAGCCGTTGGCATTCTGGCGGTTGCTGCTGACCAGACCAGCGCCACACTGACGTTCTACAAGTCCGGCTCGTTCCGTTATGAGGATGTGCTCTGGCCGGAGGCTGCCAGCGACGAGACGAAAAAACGGACCGCGTTTGCCGGAACGGCAATCAGCATCGTTTAATCTTCCCCTTCATCAACAAAGGCCGCCTGTGCGGCTTTTTTTATGGAAATAATTTATGTCTGTATATACAACTGCAGAATTACTGGCATCGACCCAGCATCACTTTAAGTTCGATCCGCTGTTTCTGCGCCTGTTTTTCCGTGAAACCTATCCTTTCACCACGGAAAAAGTCTATCTCTCGCAAATTCCGGGACTGGTAAACATGGCGCTGTACGTTTCGCCGATTGTTTCCGGTGAGGTTATCCGCTCCCGTGGCGGCTCCACATCTGAATTTACGCCGGGTTATGTCAAGCCGAAGCATGAGGTGAATCCGCAGATGACCCTGCGTCGCCTGCCGGATGAAGATCCGCAGAACCTGGCTGACCCGGCTTACCGTCGTCGCCGTATTATTCGGCAGAATATGCTGGATGAAAATCTGGCGATTGCCCAGGTCGAAGAGATGCAGGCAGTTTCTGCCGTGCTTAAGGGCAAATACACCATGACCGGTGAAGCCTTTGATCCGGTTGAGGTGGATATGGGCCGCAGTGCGGCGAACAACATCACACAGTCCGGTGGCACGGAGTGGAGCAAGCGTGACAAGTCCACGTATGACCCGACCGACGATATCGAAGCCTACGCGCTGAACGCCAGCGGTGTGGTGAATATCATCGTGTTTGATCCGAAAGGCTGGGCGCTGTTCCGTTCCTTCAAAGCCGTCAAGGAGAAGCTGGATACCCGTCGTGGCTCTCATTCCGAGCTGGAGACAGCGGTGAAAGACCTGGGTAAAGCGGTGTCCTATAAGGGGATGTATGGCGATGTGGCCATCGTCGTGTATTCCGGACAGTACGTGGAAAACGGCGTCAAAAAGAACTTCCTGCCGGACAACACGATGGTGCTGGGGAACACTCAGGCACGCGGTCTGCGCACCTATGGCTGCATTCAGGATGCGGACGCACAGCGCGAAGGCATTAACGCCTCTGCCCGTTACCCGAAAAACTGGGTGACCACCGGCGATCCGGCGCGTGAGTTCACCATGATTCAGTCAGCACCGCTGATGCTGCTGGCTGACCCTGATGAGTTCGTGTCCGTACAACTGGCGTAATCGTGGCCCTTCGGGGCCATTTTCTCTCTGTGGAGGAGTCCATGACGAAAGATGAACTGATTGTCCGTCTCCGGTCGCTGGGTGAGCAACTGAACCGTGATGTCAGCCTGACGGGGACGAAAGAAGAACTGGCGCTCCGTGTGGCAGAGCTGGAAGAAGAGCTTGATGACACGGATGACGCTGCCGGTCAGGATACCCCTCTCAGACCGGAAAATGCGCTGACCGGACATGAAAATGAGGTGGTATCAGCGCAGCCGGATACCATGATTGATACGGCTGCTCTGGTCACGGTCGTGGCACTGGTGACGCTGCATACTGATGCACTTCACGCCACGCGGGATGAACCTGTGGCATTTGTGCTGCCGGGAACGGCGTTTCGTGTCTCTGCCGGTATGGCAGCCGAAATGACAGAACGTGGCCTGGCCAGAATGCAATAACGGGAGGCGCTGTGGCTGATTTCGATAACCTGTTCGATGCTGCCATTGCCCGCGCCGATGAAACGATACGCGGGTACATGGGAACGTCAGCCACCATGACATCCGGTGAGCAGTCCGGCGCAGTAATACGTGGTGTTTTTGATGACCCTGAAAATATCAGCTATGCCGGACAGGGCGTGCGCGTTGAAGGCTCCAGCCCGTCCCTGTTTGTCCGGACTGATGATGTGCGGCAGCTGCGGCGCGGCGACACGCTGACCATCGGTGAGGAAAACTTCTGGATAGACCGGATTTCGACGGATGATGGCGGAAGCTGTCATCTCTGGCTTGGGCGTGGCGTGCCGCCTGCCGTTAACCGTCGTCGCTGAAGGGGGGATGTATGGCCATAAAAGGTCTTGAGCAGGCCGTTGAAAACCTCAGTCGTATCAGCAAAACGGTGGTGCCCGGTGCGTCAGCAATGGCCATTAACCGCGTTGCTTCATCCGCGATATCGCAGTCTGCGTCACAGGTTGCCCGTGAGACAAGGGTACGCCGGAAACTGGTAAAGGAAAGGGCCAGGCTGAAAAGGGCCACGGTCAAAAATCCGCAGGCCAGAATCAGGGTTAACCGGGGGGATTTGCCCGTAATCAAGCTGGGTAACGCGCGGGTTGTCCTGTCCCGACGCAGGCGTCGTAAAAAGGGGCAGCGTTCATCCCTGAAAGGTGGCTGCAGCGTGCTTGTGGTGGGAAACCGTCGTATTCCCGGCGCGTTTATTCAGCAACTGAAAAATGGCCGGTGGCATGTCATGCAGCGTGTGGCCGGGAAAAACCGTTACCCCATTGATGTGGTGAAAATCCCGATGGCGGTGCCGCTGACCACGGCGTTTAAACAGAATATTGAGCGGATACGGCGTGAACGTCTTCCGAAAGAGCTGGGCTATGCGCTGCAGCATCAACTGAGAATGGTAATAAAGCGATGAAACATACTGAACTCCGTGCAGCCGTACTGGATGCACTGGAGAAGCATGACACCGGGGCGACGTTTTTTGATGGTCGCCCCGCTGTTTTTGATGAGGCGGATTTTCCGGCAGTTGCCGTTTATCTCACCGGTGCTGAATACACGGGCGAAGAGATGGACAGCGATACCTGGCAGGCGGAGCTGCATATCGAAGTTTTCCTGCCTGCTCAGGTGCCGGATTCAGAGCTGGATTCGTGGATGGAGTCCCGGATTTATCCGGTGATGAGCGATATTCCGGCACTGTCAGATTTGATCACCAGTATGGTGGCCAGTGGCTATGACTACCGGCGCGACGATGATGCGGGCCTGTGGAGTTCAGCCGATCTGACTTATGTCATTACCTATGAAATGTGAGGACGATATGCCAACACCAAATCCTCTGGTACCGGTGAAAGGGGCCGGGACCACACTGTGGGTTTATAACGGGAGCGGCGACCCTTACGCAAACCCGCTTTCAGACAATGACTGGTCGCGTCTGGCAAAGGTTAAAGACCTGACGCCCGGCGAACTGACCGCTGAGTCCTATGACGACAGTTATCTCGATGATGAAGATGCGGACTGGGCCGCGACCGGACAGGGGCAGAAATCCGCTGGAGATACCAGTTTCACGCTGGCGTGGATGCCCGGAGAGCAGGGGCAGCAGGCGCTGCTGGCGTGGTTTAATGAAGGCGATACCCGTGCCTATAAAATCCGCTTCCCGAACGGCACGGTCGATGTGTTCCGTGGCTGGGTCAGCAGTATCGGTAAGGCGGTGACGGCGAAGGAAGTGATCACCCGCACGGTGAAAGTCACCAATGTGGGACGTCCGTCGATGGCAGAAGATCGCAGCACGGTAACAGCGGCAACCGGTATGACCGTGACGCCTGCCAGCTCCTCGGTGGTGAAAGGGCAGAGCACCACGCTGACCGTGGCATTCCAGCCGGAGGGCGCAACTGACAAGAGCTTCCGTGCGGTGTCAGCGGATAAAACAAAAGCCACCGTGTCGGTCAGTGGTATGACCATCACCGTGAAAGGCGTTGCTGCAGGTAAGGTCAACATTCCGGTCGTATCCGGTAATGGTGAACTTGCTGCGGTTGCAGAAATCAACGTCACCGCCAGTTAATCCGGAGAGTCAGCGATGTTCCTGAAAACCGAATCATTTGAACATAACGGTGTGACCGTCACGCTTTCTGAACTGTCAGCCCTGCAGCGCATTGAGCATCTCGCCCTGATGAAACGGCAGGCAGAACAGGCGGAGTCAGACAGCAACCGGAAGTTTACTGTGGAAGACGCCATCAGAACCGGCGCGTTTCTGGTGGCGATGTCCCTGTGGCATAACCATCCGCAGAAGACGCAGATGCCGTCCATGAATGAAGCCGTTAAACAGATTGAGCAGGAAGTGCTTACCACCTGGCCCACGGAGGCAATTTCTCATGCTGAAAACGTGGTGTACCGGCTGTCTGGTATGTATGAGTTTGTTGTGAATAATGCCCCTGAACAGACAGAGGACGCCGGGCCTGCAGAGCCTGTTTCTGCGGGAAAGTGTTCGACGGTGAGCTGAGTTTTGCCCTGAAACTGGCGCGTGAGATGGGGCGACCCGACTGGCGTGCCATGCTTGCCGGGATGTCATCCACGGAGTATGCCGACTGGCACCGCTTTTACAGTACCCATTATTTTCATGATGTTCTGCTGGATATGCACTTTTCCGGGCTGACGTACACCGTGCTCAGCCTGTTTTTCAGCGATCCGGAGATGCATCCGCTGGATTTCAGTCTGCTGAGCCGGCGTGAGGCTGACGAAGAGCCTGAAGATGATGTGCTGATGCAGAAAGCGGCAGGGCTTGCCGGAGGTGTCCGCTTTGGCCCGGACGGGAATGAAGTTATCCCCGCTTCCCCGGATGTGGCGGACATGACGGAGGATGACGTAATGCTGATGACAGTATCAGAAGGGATCGCAGGAGGAGTCCGGTATGGCTGAACCGGTAGGCGATCTGGTCGTTGATTTGAGTCTGGATGCGGCCAGATTTGACGAGCAGATGGCCAGAGTCAGGCGTCATTTTTCCGGTACGGAAAGTGATGCGAAAAAAACAGCGGCAGTCGTTGAACAGTCGATGAACCGACAGGCGCTGGCTGCACAGAAAGCGGGGATTTCCGTCGGGCAGTATAAAGCTGCCATGCGTATGCTGCCTGCGCAGTTCACCGACGTGGCCACGCAGCTTGCAGGCGGGCAAAGTCCGTGGCTGATCCTGCTGCAACAGGGTGGTCAGGTGAAGGACTCCTTCGGCGGGATGATCCCCATGTTCAGGGGGCTTGCCGGTGCGATCACCCTGCCGATGGTCGGGGCCACCTCGCTGGCAGTGGCGACCGGTGCGCTGGCGTATGCCTGGTATCAGGGCAACTCAACCCTGTCTGAGTTCAACAAAACGCTGGTCCTTTCCGGTCATCAGTCAGGTCTGACGGCAGATCGCATGCTGGTCCTGTCCAGAGCCGGGCAGGCGGCAGGGCTGACGTTTAACCAGACCAGCGAGTCACTCAGCGCACTGGTTAAGGCGGGGGTAAGCGGTGAGGCTCAGATTGCGTCCATCAGCCAGAGTGTGGCGCGTTTCTCCTCTGCATCCGGCGTGGAGGTGGACAAGGTCGCTGAAGCCTTCGGGAAGCTGACCACAGACCCGACGTCGGGGCTGACGGCGATGGCGCGCCAGTTCCATAACGTGACGGCGGAGCAGATTGCGTATGTTGCTCAGTTGCAGCGTTCCGGCGATGAGGCCGGGGCATTGCAGGCGGCGAACGAGGCCGCAACGAAAGGGTTTGATGACCAGACCCGCCGCCTGAAAGAGAACATGGGCACGCTGGAGACCTGGGCAGACAGGACTGCACGGGCATTCAAATCCATGTGGGATGCGGTGCTGGATATTGGTCGTCCTGATACCGCGCAGGAGATGCTGATTAAGGCAGAGGCTGCGTTTAAGAAAGCAGACGACATCTGGAATCTGCGCAAGGATGATTATTTTGTTAACGATGAAGCGCGGGCGCGTTACTGGGATGATCGTGAAAAGGCCCGTCTTGCGCTTGAAGCCGCCCGAAAGAAGGCTGAGCAGCAGACTCAACAGGACAAAAATGCGCAGCAGCAGAGCGATACCGAAGCGTCACGGCTGAAATATACCGAAGAGGCGCAGAAGGCTTACGAACGGCTGCAGACGCCGCTGGAGAAATATACCGCCCGTCAGGAAGAACTGAATAAGGCCCTGAAAGACGGAAAAATCCTGCAGGCAGATTACAACACGCTGATGGCGGCGGCGAAAAAGGACTATGAAGCGACACTGAAAAAGCCGAAGCAGTCCGGCGTGAAGGTGTCTGCAGGAGAGCGTCAGGAAGACAGTGCTCATGCCGCCCTGCTGACGCTTCAGGCAGAACTCCGGACGCTGGAGAAGCATGCCGGAGCGAATGAGAAAATCAGCCAGCAGCGCCGGGATTTGTGGAAGGCGGAGAGTCAGTTCGCGGTACTGGAGGAGGCGGCGCAACGTCGCCAGCTGTCTGCACAGGAGAAATCCCTGCTGGCGCATAAAGATGAGACGCTGGAGTACAAACGCCAGCTGGCTGCACTTGGCGACAAGGTCACCTATCAGGAGCACCTGAACGCGCTGGCACAGCAGGCGGATAAATTCGCACAGCAGCAACGGGCAAAACGGGCCGCCATTGATGCAAAAAACCGGGGGCTGACTGACCGGCAGGCAGCGTGGGAAGCCACGGAACAGCGCCTGAAGGAACAGTATGGCGATAATTCTCTGGCGCTGAATAACGTCATGTCAGAGCAGAAAAAGACCTGGGCGGCTGAAGACCAGCTTCGCGGGAGCTGGATGGCAGGCCTGAAGTCCGGCTGGAGTGAGTGGGAAGAGAGCGCCACGGACAGTATGTCGCAGGTTAAAAGTGCAGCCACGCAGACCTTTGATGGTATTGCACAGAATATGGCGGCGATGCTGACCGGCAGTGAACAGAACTGGCGCAGCTTCACCCGTTCCGTGCTGTCCATGATGACAGAAATTCTGCTTAAGCAGGCAATGGTGGGGATTGTCGGGAGTATCGGCAGCGCCATTGGAGGTGCTACCGGTGGCGGCTCATCAGCGTCAGGTGGTGCAGCCATTCAGGCCGCTGCGGCGAAACTCCATTTTGCGACCGGAGGATTTACGGGAACCGGCGGCAAATATGAGCCAGCGGGGATTGTTCACCGTGGTGAATTTGTCTTCACGAAGGAGGCAACCAGCCGGATTGGCGTGGGGAATCTTTACCGGCTGATGCGCGGCTATGCCACCGGCGGTTATGTCGGTACACCGGGCAGCATGGCAGACAGCCGGTCGCAGGCGTCCGGGACGTTTGAGCAGAATAACCATGTGGTGATTAACAACGACGGCACGAACGGGCAGATTGGACCACAGGCGTTGAAGGCTGTGTATGACATGGCCCGCAAGGGTGCCCGTGATGAAATTCAGGCACAGATGCGTGATGGTGGCCTGTTCTCAGGAGGTGGACGATGAAAACCTTCCGCTGGAAAGTGAAACCCGGGATGGATGTGACATCGGCTCCTTCCGTCAGGGAGGTGCGCTTTGGTGATGGCTATTCCCAGCGTGCGCCTGCCGGGCTGAATGCTGACCTGAAAACGTACAGCGTGACGCTTTCTGTCTCCCGCGAGGAGGCCAGGGCGCTGGAGTCGTTTCTGGCTGAGCACGGGGGCTGGAAGGCCTTTCTGTGGACGCCGCCTTATGGCTGGCGGCAGATAAAGGTGATCTGCGCAAAATGGTCGTCGCGGGTCAGTATGTTGCGTGTTGAGTTCAGCGCAGAGTTTGAACAGGTGGTGAACTGATGCAGGATATCCGGCAGGAAACACTGAATGAATGCACCCGTGCGGAGCAGTCGGCCAGCGTGGTGCTCTGGGAAATCGATCTGACAGAGGTCGGTGGTGAACGTTATTTTTTCTGTAATGAGCAGAACGAAAAAGGTGAGCCGGTCACCTGGCAGGGGCGACAGTATCAGGCGTATCCCATTCAGGGGAGTGGTTTTGAACTGAATGGCAAAGGCACCAGTACGCGCCCCACGCTGACGGTTTCTAACCTGTACGGTATGGTCACCGGTATGGCGGAGGATTTGCAGAGTCTGGTCGGCGGAACGGTGGTCAGGCGTAAGGTTTATGCCCGTTTTCTGGATGCGGTGAACTTCGTCAACGGAAACAGCGAAGCCGATCCGGAGCAGGAGGTGATCAGCCGCTGGCGCATCGAGCAGTGCAGCGAACTGAGCGCGGTCAGCGCGACCTTTGTGCTGGCCACACCGACTGAAACGGATGGCGCTGTTTTTCCGGGGCGTATCATGCTGGCCAACACCTGTACCTGGACCTATCGCGGTGATGAGTGCGGTTATAGCGGTCCGGCTGTCGCTGATGAATATGATCAGCCGACGTCCGATATCACGAAGGATAAATGCAGCAAATGCCTGAGTGGCTGTAAGTTCCGCAATAATGTCGGCAACTTTGGCGGCTTCCTTTCCATTAACAAACTTTCGCAGTAAATCCCATGACAGAGACAGAATCAGCGATTCTGGCGCACGCCCGGCGATGTGCGCCAGCGGAGTCGTGCGGCTTCGTGGTGAGAACGCCGGAAGGGGAAAGATATTTTCCCTGCGTGAATATCTCCGGTGAGCCGGAGGAGTATTTCCGGATGTCGCCGGAGGACTGGCTGCGGGCAGAGATGCAGGGTGAGATTGTGGCGCTGGTCCACAGCCACCCCGGTGGTCTGCCCTGGCTGAGTGAGGCCGACCGGCGGCTGCAGGTGCAGAGTGATTTGCCGTGGTGGCTGGTCTGCCGGGGGGCGATTCATAAGTTCCGCTGTGTGCCGCATCTCACCGGGCGGCGCTTTGAGCACGGGGTGACGGACTGTTACACACTGTTCCGGGATGCTTACCATCTGGCGGGGATTGAGATGCCGGATTTTCATCGCGAGGATGACTGGTGGCGTCACGGTCAGAATCTCTATCTGGATAATCTGGAGGCCACAGGGCTGTATCAGGTGCCGTTGTCAGCGGCGCAGCCGGGCGATGTGCTGCTGTGCTGTTTTGGTTCATCGGTGCCGAATCATGCCGCCATTTACTGCGGCGACGGCGAGCTGCTGCACCATATTCCTGAACAACTGAGCAAACGAGAGAGGTACACCGACAAATGGCAGCGACGCACACACTCCCTCTGGCGTCACCGGGCATGGCACGCATCTGCCTTTACGGGGATTTACAACGATTTGGCCGCCGCATCGACCTTCGTGTGAAAACGGGGGCCGAAGCCATCCGGGCGCTGGCCACGCAGCTCCCTGCGTTTCGTCAGAAACTGAGCGACGGCTGGTATCAGGTACGGATTGCCGGGCGTGATGCAGGCGAAACCGAATTATCATCCCGTCTTAATGAGCCGCTGGCAAATGGTGCAGTGATCCACATCGTACCGCGTCTTGCGGGAGCAAAAAGTGGCGGTGTGTTTCAGGCGGTGCTGGGTGCGGCGTTGATTGCTACGGCAATCTGGATGCCGGGGATCAGTATCGCTTTCAGTGACATTCTCTTTTCAATGGGTGCGGCGATGACGCTTGGCGGTGTTGCACAGATGCTGGCACCGAAAGCGAGTACCGCAACAACGACCAGCACGGATAACGGAAAGCAGAACACCTATTTCTCATCACTGGATAACATGGTTGCCCAGGGCAATGTTCTGCCTGTTCTGTACGGTGAAATGCGTGTGGGGTCACGGGTAATTTCGCAGGAAATCAGCACGGCAGACGAAGGGGATGGAGGTGAAATCGTGGTGATTGGTCGCTGATGCAGAATGTTTTATGTGAAACCGCCTCCGGGCGGTTTTGTCGTTTATGGAGCGTGACGAATGGGTAAAGGCAGCAGTAAGGGGCATACCCCGCGTGAAGCGAAGGACAACCTGAAATCAACGCAGTTGCTGAGTGTGATTGATGCCATTAGTGAAGGCCCGATTGAAGGTCCGGTGGATGGGTTAAAAAGCGTGCTGCTGAACAGTACGCCGGTGCTGGACAGTGAGGGGAATACCAATATATCCGGCGTCACGGTGGTGTTCCGGGCAGGTGAGCAGGAGCAGACACCGCCTGAGGGGTTTGAATCCTCCGGCTCCGAGACGGTGCTGGGTACGGAAGTGAAATACGACACGCCGATCATCCGGACTATCACGTCTGCAAACATCGACCGTCTGCGTTTTACCTTCGGTGTGCAGGCTCTGGTGGAAACCACCTCAAAAGGGGACCGGAATCCATCGGAAGTCCGCCTGCTGGTTCAGATACAACGTAACGGTGGCTGGGTGACGGAAAAAGACATCACCATTAAGGGCAAAACCACCTCGCAGTATCTGGCATCGGTGGTGGTGGATAACCTGCCGCCGCGCCCGTTCAATATCCGGATGCGCAGGATGACACCGGACAGCACCACAGACCAGCTGCAGAACAAAACGCTCTGGTCGTCATACACCGAAATCATCGATGTGAAACAGTGCTACCCGAACACGGCACTGGTTGGCGTACAGGTGGACTCAGAGCAGTTCGGCAGTCAGCAGGTGAGCCGTAATTATCATCTTCGCGGGCGCATTCTGCAGGTGCCGTCGAACTATAACCCGCAGACGCGGCAATACAGCGGTATATGGGACGGAACGTTTAAGCCAGCATACAGCAACAACATGGCCTGGTGTCTGTGGGATATGCTGACCCATCCGCGCTACGGCATGGGGAAACGTCTTGGTGCAGCAGATGTGGATAAATGGGCGCTGTATGTCATCGGCCAGAATTGCGACCAGTCGGTGCCGGACGGCTCTGGCGGCACGGAGCCGCGCATCACCTGTAACGCTTACCTGACCACACAGCGCAAGGCGTGGGATGTGCTCAGTGATTTCTGCTCGGCGATGCGCTGTATGCCAGTATGGAACGGGCAGACGTTGACGTTCGTGCAGGACCGACCGTCGGATAAGGTGTGGACCTATAACCGCAGTAATGTGGTGATGCCGGATGATGGCGCGCCGTTCCGCTACAGCTTCAGCGCCCTGAAGGACCGCCATAATGCCGTTGAGGTGAACTGGATTGACCCGAACAACGGTTGGGAGACAGCGACAGAGCTTGTGGAGGACACACAGGCCATTGCCCGTTACGGTCGTAACGTCACGAAGATGGATGCCTTTGGCTGTACCAGCCGTGGGCAGGCGCACCGCGCCGGGCTGTGGCTGATTAAAACGGAACTGCTGGAAACGCAGACTGTGGATTTCAGCGTGGGGGCCGAAGGCCTTCGCCATGTGCCGGGCGATGTTATTGAAATCTGCGATGATGACTATGCGGGGATCAGCACCGGTGGTCGTGTGCTGGCGGTGAACAGCCAGACCCGGACGCTGACGCTCGACCGTGAAATCACGCTGCCATCCTCCGGCACCACGCTGATAAGCCTGGTTGACGGTCAGGGTAATCCGGTCAGCGTGGAGGTTCAGTCCGTCACCGACGGCGTGAAGGTGAAAGTGAGCCGTGTTCCTGACGGCGTTGCAGAATACAGCGTGTGGGGGCTGAAGCTACCGACGTTGCGCCAGCGCCTGTTCCGCTGCGTGAGTATCCGTGAGAACGACGACGGCACGTATGCCATCACCGCCGTGCAGCATGTACCGGAAAAAGAAGCCATCGTGGATAACGGGGCGCACTTTGACGGCGACCAGAGCGGCACGGTGAATGGTGTCACGCCGCCAGCGGTGCAGCACCTGACCGCCGAAGTCACCGCAGACAGCGGGGAATATCAGGTGCTGGCGCGCTGGGACACGCCGAAGGTGGTGAAGGGCGTGAGCTTCCTGCTTCGTCTGACCGTGACAGCAGAAGACGGCAGTGAGCGGCTGGTCAGCACAGCCCGGACGACGGAAACCACATACCGCTTCAGGCAGCTGGCGCTGGGGCGTTACACGCTGACAGTCCGGGCGGTAAATGCCCGGGGACAGCAGGGCGATCCGGCGTCGGTATCGTTCCGGATTGCCGCACCGGCAGCGCCGTCACAGATTGAGCTGACGCCGGGCTATTTTCAGATAACCGCCACGCCGCATCTTGCGGTTTATGATCCGACGGTACAGTTTGAGTTCTGGTTTTCTGAAACGAAGATTTCAGATGTCTCACAGGTGGACAAATCTGCCCGCTATCTTGGTACGGCACTGTACTGGGTAGCCTCCGGCCAGAATATTAAGCCGGGCCATGATTATTACTTTTATGTTCGCAGTGTGAATACCGTTGGTAAATCGGCATTCGTGGAGGCTGTCGGCCAGCCGGGTAATAATCCTGAAGAGTATCTCAATTTTTTTGAAGGGAAAATAAACAGCACCCTGCTGGGGCAGGAGCTGAATGATCGTATTAATGCCTCTGCATTGCGCAGTGAAGTTGAGCAACTGGAGGATGAGGTCAATCAGCGACTGGAGAGTGATATTGCCGGGGTGACCCAAAAAATCGGGGAAACTGAAAACAGCCTCACGCAGCTGGTTGCTAAAAAAAATGATGAGCAGTCACTGGCCATATCCCAGGTGAGTCAGAAAGTGGACAACGTCAGTAGCGAACTCACACAAACGGTCAGTCAGAGTAATGAGGAGAATGCACGCCAGATTGCGCAGGTTCGTCAGTATGTGGATGAAAAAAGCAGTGAAATCATCTCGACGACAGACAAAAAACTGGGCGAGCAGGAAGCAACAATCCAGCAGATACAAAAGGTTCAGACAGACACCAGTAATAACCTGAACAGTATGTGGGCCGTGAAACTGCAGCAGATGCAGGATGGTCGCCTTTACATTGCGGGTATCGGTGCCGGTATTGAGAATACCCCTGACGGTATGCAGAGTCAGGTGCTGCTGGCGGCAGACAGGATTGCGTTCATTAATCCGGAGAACGGTAACACCACTCCAGCACTGGTCACGCAGGGGGGACAGACGTTTATCAATGAAGCGCTGATTAAGACCCTTATTGCTCCCACAATTACCAGTGGTGGCAATCCTCCTGCATTTTCCCTGACATCAGACGGAAAGCTGACCGCTAAAAATGCGGATATCAGTGGCAGTGTGAATGCGAACTCAGGGACGCTCAACAACGTCACGATAAATGAGAACTGTCAGATTAAGGGGAAACTGTCCGCCAACCAGATTGAAGGCGATATTGTCAAAACGGTCAGCAAGTCTTTCCCCCGCACGAGCACTTATGCCAGCGGCACCATTACGGTCACGATTAGTGATGATCAGAAGTTTGACCGACAGGTCATGATCCCGGCTCTGCTGTTTAAAGGAAGCAGGAAGGAAAATTATGGCAGTAATAATCAACAGTCTTATGTTTATTCTGTATGCCGTTTGCAGGTAACGAAAAACGGGACAGAAATTTTTAACCAGTCTACAACGGATGCTCCGGCGGTTTTTTCTTCCGTTATTGATATGCCTGCGGGGCAGGGAACGTTGACGTTAAAGTTTACGGTCTCTTCTTCAATGGTCAATAACTGGACACCGACAACCAGTATCAGCGATTTGCTTGTTGTGGTGATGAAGAAATCCACCGCAGGTATCACGATTAGCTGAATTTTATAACCCATATACGGGCGCCAGAAATGGCGCCTTTTTTATTGCAGAAAAGCGAGAGGTAATTATGCGTAAAGTTTGTGCAGCCATGTTGTCCGCAGCCATCTGTCTGGCCGTATCCGGTGCGCCTGCATGGGCGTCTGAGCAGCAGGCCACGCTGAGCGCGGGGTATCTTCATGCCCGGACGAACGCTCCCGGCAGCGATAATCTTAACGGGATTAACGTGAAATACCGTTATGAATTTACGGACACGCTGGGGCTGGTGACGTCATTCAGCTATGCAGGAGACAGGAATCGCCAGCTTACCCGTTACAGCGATACCCGCTGGCATGAAGATTCTGTGCGTAACCGCTGGTTCAGCGTCATGGCGGGACCCTCTGTGCGCGTGAATGAATGGTTCAGCGCGTATACGATGGCGGGTGTGGCTTACAGCCGTGTGTCGACTTTCTCCGGGGATTATCTCCGCGTAACTGACAACAAGGGAAAAACGCACGACGTGCTGACCGGAAGTGATGACGCTCGCCACAGTAACACCTCTATGGCGTGGGGAGCTGGCGTGCAGTTTAACCCGACCGAATCCGTGGCCGTTGATGTCGCTTATGAAGGCTCCGGCAGTGGCGACTGGCGCACTGACGGGTTCATCGTGGGTGTTGGTTATAAATTCTGATTAGTAGTACAGCGTGATGAAAGCCCGCCGGTTCAGGTGGGCTTTTTTGTGGGGTGAATATGACGGTTAAGATTTCAGGTGTACTGAAAGATGGAGCAGGCAAACCGGTACAAAACTGTACCATTCAGCTAAAGGCCAGACGCAACAGCACCACGGTGGTGGTGAACACGGTGGCCTCAGAAAATCCGGATGAAGCCGGGCGTTACAGCATGGACGTTGAGTATGGCCAGTACAGCGTCACCCTGCTGGTTGAAGGTTTTCCGCCTTCGCATGCCGGGACCATCACCGTGTATGAAGATTCTCAACCCGGTACGCTGAATGATTTTCTCGGCGCAATGACGGAGGATGATGCCCGTCCGGAGGCACTGCGTCGTTTTGAACTGATGGTGGAAGAGGTGGCGCGTAACGCGTCCGTGGTGGCACAGAACACGGCAGCCGCAAAGAAGTCAGCCAGTGATGCCAGCACATCTGCCAGTGAGGCGGCAACCCGTGCGACTGATGCTGCAGATTCAGCACGTGCAGCCAGCACGTCAGCCGGACAGGCCGCGTCGTCGGCTCAGTCAGCGTCTTCCAGCGCAGGAACGGCATCAACAAAGGCCACTGAAGCCTCAAAAAGTGCTGCCGCTGCAGAGTCCTCAAAAAGCGCGGCGGCTACCAGTGCCGGTGCGGCGAAAACGTCAGAAACGAATGCGGCAGCGTCAGAACAATCAGCCGCCACTTCTGCATCCACCGCGACCACGAAAGCGTCAGAAGCTGCCACCTCAGCCAGGGATGCGTCGGCTTCAAAAGAGGCGGCAAAATCATCAGAAACGAACGCATCATCAAGCGCCAGTAGTGCAGCTTCCTCGGCAACGGCGGCAGGAAATTCCGCGAAGGCGGCAAAGACGTCTGAGACAAACGCCAGGTCTTCTGAAACGGCAGCAGCACAGAGTGCCTCAGCTGCGGCAGGCTCAAAAACAGCGGCTGCATCATCTGCCAGTGCCGCGTCAACAAGTGCCGGGCAGGCCTCAGCCAGTGCCACCGCTGCCGGAAAGTCGGCAGAAAGTGCCGCATCGTCTGCTTCAACAGCCACAACGAAGGCTGGCGAAGCCACTGAACAGGCCAGTGCAGCAGCGAGGTCTGCTTCCGCAGCGAAGACATCCGAGACGAACGCGAAAGCGTCGGAAACCAGCGCAGAATCCTCAAAAACGGCTGCCGCATCGTCCGCCAGTTCGGCGGCGTCATCGGCCTCATCGGCGTCTGCTTCAAAAGATGAGGCGACCAGACAAGCGTCCGCAGCGAAGGGCAGCGCCACGACAGCATCCACGAAGGCGACAGAGGCAGCTGGCAGTGCGACGGCGGCAGCACAGAGCAAAAGTACGGCGGAATCCGCGGCAACGCGCGCCGAGACAGCGGCAAAACGGGCAGAGGATATTGCATCCGCCGTGGCGCTTGAGGATGCAAGTACGACGAAAAAGGGGATAGTACAGCTCAGCAGTGCGACCAACAGCACGTCTGAAACGCTGGCGGCAACGCCAAAGGCAGTAAAATCAGCCTATGACAATGCAGAGAAACGTCTGCAGAAAGACCAGAACGGCGCTGATATACCCGATAAGGGACGCTTCCTGAACAACATTAACGCGGTCAGTAAAACAGACTTTGCTGATAAGCGTGGTATGCGTTATGTGCGGGTTAACGCTCCTGCAGGTGCAACATCTGGAAAATATTACCCTGTTGTTGTTATGCGTTCTGCTGGCTCAGTAAGCGAACTGGCATCAAGGGTCATTATCACCACGGCAACGCGAACCGCAGGCGATCCGATGAATAACTGCGAGTTTAACGGATTTGTTATGCCTGGTGGCTGGACTGACAGGGGGCGTTATGCTTATGGAATGTTCTGGCAATATCAAAACAATGAACGAGCCATCCACTCAATAATGATGAGTAATAAGGGCGATGATTTGCGCTCTGTGTTCTATGTTGATGGCGCTGCTTTCCCTGTTTTTGCGTTTATCGAAGATGGCCTGTCAATATCCGCACCTGGTGCTGATCTCGTTGTTAATGATACGACCTATAAGTTTGGGGCAACAAATCCAGCGACTGAATGTATCGCGGCGGACGTTATCCTTGATTTTAAGAGTGGGCGTGGTTTTTATGAGTCTCATTCGTTAATCGTTAACGATAACTTGTCGTGCAAAAAACTTTTTGCCACAGACGAAATTGTAGCGCGTGGTGGTAATCAGATTCGAATGATAGGTGGGGAGTATGGTGCATTATGGCGTAATGATGGCGCTAAAACTTACCTGCTGCTTACCAATCAAGGTGATGTTTATGGTGGCTGGAATACATTAAGACCGTTTGCTATTGATAACGCAACCGGCGAACTGGTTATTGGAACCAAACTGTCCGCAAGTCTGAACGGTAATGCATTAACAGCAACAAAGCTGCAAACGCCAAGACTGGTTTCTGGTGTTGAGTTTGATGGTTCCAAAGATATTACTTTAACCGCCGCGCATGTGGCTGCTTTTGCCAGAAGGGCAACGGATACGTATGCCGATGCGGATGGGGGCGTTCCATGGAATGCCGAATCAGGCGCTTACAATGTCACCCGCTCTGGCGACAGCTATATTCTGGTTAACTTCTATACCGGAGTCGGAAGTTGCCGGACCCTGCAGATGAAGGCACATTACAGAAATGGAGGTCTGTTCTACCGTTCCTCAAGAGATGGCTATGGTTTTGAGGAAGACTGGGCAGAAGTTTATACCTCGAAAAATCTTCCACCAGAAAGCTACCCAGTCGGCGCACCAATCCCGTGGCCATCAGATACCGTTCCGTCTGGCTATGCCCTGATGCAGGGGCAGACTTTTGACAAATCTGCATACCCGAAACTTGCAGCCGCTTATCCGTCAGGCGTGATCCCTGATATGCGTGGCTGGACGATTAAGGGCAAACCTGCCAGTGGTCGGGCCGTATTGTCTCAGGAACAGGACGGCATTAAATCGCACACCCACAGCGCCAGCGCATCCAGTACGGATTTGGGGACGAAAACCACATCGTCGTTTGATTACGGCACTAAATCCACGAATAACACCGGGGCGCACACGCACAGTGTGAGCGGTACAGCCGCAAGTGCCGGAAACCATACTCATAGTGTCACAGGCGCATCAGCAGTCAGCCAGTGGTCACAAAATGGGTCAGTACATAAGGTAGTGTCTGCGGCCAGTGTGAATACAAGTGCTGCAGGAGCGCACACTCATAGTGTCAGCGGCACAGCTGCATCTGCAGGTGCTCACGCACATACTGTCGGTATTGGTGCTCATACGCACTCTGTTGCGATTGGCTCACATGGACACACCATCACCGTTAACGCTGCTGGTAACGCGGAAAACACCGTCAAAAACATCGCATTTAACTACATTGTGAGGCTTGCATAATGGCATTCAGAATGAGTGAACAACCACGGACCATAAAAATTTATAATCTGCTGGCCGGAACTAATGAATTTATTGGTGAAGGTGACGCATATATTCCGCCTCATACAGGTCTGCCAGCAAACAGTACCTATATTGCACCGCCAGATATTCCGGCTGGCTTCGTGGCTGTTTTCAACAGTGATGAGGCATCGTGGCATCTCGTTGAAGATCATCGGGGTAAAACGGTTTATGACGTGGCTTCCGGCGACGCGTTATTTATTTCTGAACTCGGCTCATTACCGGAAAATGTCACCTGGTTATCCCCGGAAGGGGAGTTTCAGAAGTGGAACGGCACAGCCTGGGTGAAAGATGCAGAAGCAGAAAAACTATTCCGGATCCGGGAGGCGGAAGAAACAAAAAACAGCCTGATGCAGGCAGCGAATGAGCATATTGCGCCACTTCAGGATGCTGTGGATCTGGAGATCGCAACGGAAGAAGAGGCGTCGTTGCTGGCAGCATGGAAGAAGTATCGGGTGTTGCTGAACCGTGTTGATACATCAACTGCACCTGATATTGAGTGGCCGGCAATACCAGAGTGA